CCTTCCGCTGACATCCACCATACAGCACCATTTGCATAAGACATAGCATGCTGACCAATACACCCACAGTTAGTACCAACTTGTCTAACAGAGAAAGTAAAAGGTGGACCAACAAATTGAATTACATAAGCTGCAAGATCAGTTGCTACAAAAATATAATCTTTACCTTGTATAGCTGCTCTGATTTCATTACCAGTATCTAATCTAAAAGTACCTGCTGTGTTAGTTGCTGTCGGTGCATATGTATTTAAATCTTCTTGATTAGAAAATCTTACAAACATAGGATCTTGCGTTGCCACACTACCTATAGTTGTCTCTGTTCCAAAATGAAATAAATGCCTATCTCTATCTGATACAATAGTTATTCTACTGGCTGAAGGATTATTTGTTGTTTGAAAATTGCTTGTAGATTGTGAAGCTCTTACAGCTCTAGGCCCTGTTGCTCCAGCATTCCAAGTAAAAGTTTTACCATTAAATATAGTTGCAACCAATACTTCACCAAAGTTATCTAGACTCCAGTTTCCTGGAGCAAGAATCACATCACTAGTTGCACTTTCAGTTCCCCATGTGCTAGATCCCCATAAGTCCGTACCCCAACCATAACCTATAGTTTGAAAAGTAGGTCCTACTTCAACATAAGGATTAACAGTTGCAGCACCAGCTGCTGTCATACCTGAACCTCCTTCATTCCTAGAAGCTAGTATAGTAAACTTGTCTACATCCGGAGTTGTTTGTATTTCATAAACTTTTTCTAATTCTGCTGCTGTAAAATCAGATGCACCTGTAACCGTTACACCAGATAAAGTTACGTATCTTCCTTTAGCTAAACCGTGAGACCCTTTATTTATAGTTACAACATTTGAACCATTAACAGTTGTTATAGTACATCCTGTAATAGCTGTATCTAAAGGTGTAATATCAAAAAAATCATTACCATAATAAAGAAATAAACCTTGAGACGTTCCAATAGCGGTATATTTTTCACCTGCAAAAGAAGTAAAACTAATTTGTTTTCTAGCTGCTCCTGGTAAAGTTAGTGATGCAGCTGTTAATTGATTCCAGCCACCTATTTTTTCAGGTAGTCCATACCTAAATCTAACAAAATCTCCATCTGTCCACTGTCCTTCGGCACCAGATTCTGTGTCTTGTTTATTAAAACCAGGCTTGAAATTTAATTTTTGTAGCATATAATAGCTTATATATCAGTTTTATAGAGAATGAAAGATACAAATATATATGTTTTTTGGAAATAAATTAAAGGTATTATATAACTCTTCTTTTGAAGAAGATCATATAAAAAATTGCATTAAGAAAATGCCTTATAATTTACCTACTTACTTTAAAAATATACCTCATCAAATGTTTAATCCAGAGTTAAAAAAATTCTTACCGTTTTTAAGAACTGTAAAAACTTGCCCTGGTTATGTAAATCTATTTAAACACTCATTATTAATATGTAATCCTGTTGATTCATATATTCAATTTAATGATCATGGAATTGAATTTCAAAAACATGGTGCTTATAATGATGAGAAAGCTTTTGCACACCCAAATGATCATCTATTAAAGTATGTCCCTAACAAACATAATTACAAATTTATAATAAAATACTGTCTTCCATTTTCTTTTAAATCTAATGTTGCTTATATCTCCATGGATCCAGGGTATCATTTTAGTGATCATAAAACTCTCCCAGGTATTGTGCCTTCTAATTGGTTTAATGAATATAATATATTCATACCTATACACAAAGATCAAAAAGAATTGTATATAAAACAAGGTGAGCCTTTAAGTATTATTGTTCCATTAACTGAAAAAAAAGTATCTTTAAGATTTAAAGAAAGATCCGCTAATATAATAGATAAAAGCATTGGTTATAAATTTAGTAACTTTAAAAAATTTCTTATGAAGGACACGTGGAAAAAATATTAGCACTCCACAATTCTCACAATGCTTCTGTATGTGAAATTGAAGATGGTAAGATCATTTATTTTCAAGAAGCAGAAAGAATAAACAGAGTAAAAAGAAGCACAGATTTTAGTGTGTTATTACACAAATATACAAATCAAAGTTTTGATAAAATAATATTAGTATTGCATTATGAAAAAATTGTACAGATAGAAAAATTATTAGAACAATTCAACATTACTTACAAAGAACTTATAAGAACCACTCAGCATCATTTCTTTCATGCTTGCACAGCTTATTACAATTCAGGATTTACAGATTCTTATGTATTAGTTGCTGATGGTAATGGTTCATTTATTGATGATAAATATGATGAGATACTTTCATTGTATTATTTTAAAAATAATAAATACAAAAAGATATTTCAATTATATTCGATACAAGATGGAAACGAATATACATCTGGAAGAGACACATATTTAAATACAATAAGTCTAGGTGAAATGTATGAACAAGCTAAATTAATCTGTAAGTATAAAGAAGAAGGATCTGTCATGGGCTTTTCTTGTTATCAAAGAAATAAAGATAATGTTGATAAACTTTTTAGTGTAAAACACAAACACTTTTGTTTACTGAGCAAACAAATGTACCATTTAAATTTTAAACATGATTTAAATATATGTGCAACTGTGCAAAAAAATTTAGAAGAAATAATTATGACTTATGTCAAAAACATTATTGCAGGTAAAAAAAGAAACTTGTGTGTTTCTGGAGGTGTGTTTCAAAACACAGTTTTGAACAGTAAAATTTTAGATATTGTTCCAGACCTACATGTTGATCCTTTCGCAGAAGATAGTGGTTTATCTATGGGGGCAGCCATGTTTTATTCTAAAAATAAACAAAAAATAAATAATTTATATCTAGGTGATTTACCTAATTACAATCAAATTCTAAATAAATGTTTTAATATTACACCTGCTGAAGTTGCAAAATTAATTTCTAATAAAAATGTAGTTGCAATATTTCAAGGTAAAAATGAACTTGGGAAGAGAGCTTTGGGCAATAGGTCTTTTTTGTACGACCCTAGAGATTCTTTTGCTAAAGAGAAAATAAATTTATTAAAAGGTAGAGAATGGTTTAGACCTGCTGCAGGTACTGTTTTATTAGAACATGCAAATGAATGGTTTGATTTAAAAAATAAAAAAGAAACACCTTACATGTCATATGTGTTCAAAGTTAAAAAAAATATACCAGGCATTACTCATATTGATCAGACATGCAGAATACAAACTGTTACAAAACAACAGAATTATCATTACTACAATTTAATACATGAATTTTATAAACAAACTGATGTGCCTATATTATTGAACACCTCTTTCAATTTAGCTGGTCAACCATTAATAAATAGTATAAATGATGTTATGCATCTTTTTGAGTCTAAAAATAATGATAGAGCGTCAGGGAGGTGGTATAGCGAAAATTTTAACTATGTTTATTTTCCAGAGATAGGAAAAATGTATTGCCATGAAAACTAGATCAGAATTAAATAAAAATGCTTTTGATATTTTATATGAGGAAGAAGCAAAAGAATCGGCTAAATATATTAAACCCTATATATCAGAAGCTATTATAACAGATGGTGGATGGTGGGACAGTGCTGTTTCTAAAATAGAAATAGAAGGACTATGTTTAGAATTAGGAGTTTATACAGGAACAAGTATTAATTTTTTTTCAAAAAACAAACCTGACAGAATTTGGTACGGGTTTGATAGTTTTGTAGGTTTTCAAGAAGACTGGAAAGGAGGATATTTTTCAAAAGGATATTTTTCTTTAGATGGAAAATTACCTAAAGTTAATAATAATGTTAGATTAATAATAGGATATTTTAAAGATACTCTTCCAGGTTTTCTAAAAGGAATGGATAAAAATATTTCTTTTCTGCATGTTGATTGTGACACTTATGAATCTACAATAGAAGCTCTTAATATAATAGGTTCGGAAAGATTTGTTCCAGGCACAAGAATTTTATTTGATGAATACATTAGTTATATAGGTTGGAGACATGGTGAATTTAAAGCTTGGCAAGAGTTTGTAAAAAATAATAATATAAAATATAAATATGAATTGTTTGGACCCAGACAAGCATTAGTAAAAATTGTTTCGTAGTTTATGAATATAGAAGATGCAATAATGATGTACCACAAGCAAGTACCTGATTATTTTTGTAAAAAATGTATACAATATATTAATAAATTAAATACTAAACACATGGCACATGGTTTAGATCACGTGTTACCAAATTACAGACAAGTTGTAGGACATACACTTACTAAAAAAACATTTTCGGATAAGATTTTTTTTAAAAAAATTTCTGATGAAATATTAAACTTTTATCCTACATATAAAATGATGTTTCCTCAACTTAAAGCTAACAAAATTAATCAAATAGATCTTTTAAAATATGAATCTAACGGTAATTATGATTATCATATTGATGACCATGCAACTGCTCCTCGATCATTAAGTGTTATTATAAATTTAAATGAAGATTATGAGGGAGGAGATTTAATTTTTGGAAATCAATTTTTAAATAACGAAATGAAAAGGATAAAGTTAAAGAAAGGAAGTATTGTTTTTTTCCCATCTAATTTTTTATACCCTCATAAAATTGAACCTATTACTAAAGGAAAAAGATATAGTATTGTAGCATGGCTGAAATAAGAAAAGATTTTAGATACAAAATTATCAGGGGTTTTTTTAATCCCTCTGAATTAAATTTATTACAAAATTATTGTTCTGGAATGTTGGATAAACCTTTTAATATTTCAAATCAAAGAACAGAGTCATCTTTTTCTATTGCATTTCCTTATGATAGTTTAATGGAAACATGTTTACGAATTAAAAAACCTTTAGTTGAAAAAGAAACTAAATTAAATTTATGTGAAACTTACTCTTACTGGAGATGGTATGGATATACCTCTGAGTTAAAAAACCATTCTGATCGACCCGCCTGTGAAATAAGTGTGACAGCTTGTATAAACAAAACTCATAATTGGCCTTTAATTATAAATAAAAAACAGGTAGAAATAGAAATAGGTGATGCGTTGCTGTATTTAGGAACAGAAGATAATCATAGTCGGAAAGGAATTTATACAGGTGATGGTTTAGCTCAAGTATTTATGCATTATATAGATATTAACGGTCCTTTTACTCATCATGCAAAAGATGAGTATCGTTTATCTTATGAAAAACAATGGGCCCCCGGCGATAAACAATCACTTAAAAACTTAAAAGAAAAAAATGGAAGATAGAAAAAAAGAAATTAAAAATTTTATTGGTATATATGATAATTATATACCTGAATCAGCGTGTGATGAAGCAATTAAATTTTTTGAAGAACAAAGTAACTTTAATAAAACTCTTACAAGACTTCAATTTGAAAATGCTCCACATAATATGAAAAAAGATAAACAATATTTTGCTAGTCCAGATACTATTAATGTTTGGTGGGAAAGTGTTAAAGATTTAATTGTTAATTGTAACTTAGCTTTTAATGAATACAATAAAGAGACAGGTATTGTAGATGCTTATGGTGGAAATGATTTTCATTTTGCAGAAGTAAAAATACAAAAAACTTTACCTACAGAAGGATATCATGTTTGGCATGTTGAAAATCAATTAGGTTTTAATACAGAGCCTAGAGTTTTAGTATATAGCGTATATTTAAATGATGTAGAAGAAGGTGGAGAAACAGAATTTTTACATTTTTCAAAAAGAGTAAAACCTAAAAAAGGTAGAATAGTTATATGGCCAGCAGGCTTTCCCTACTTACACAGAGGAAATTCTCCATTGTCTGGAGAGAAATATATATTAACTTCTTGGATTAAATTAAGACCTTAGTACGATGAAAAAGAAGTAGGTCTTGCACCTTTTCTTGAGATTTGATCCGCTTCGCTTTCAGAAGAAGTTATATTTCCTTGATTATCAAAAACTCTGATAACATCTTCATCCCAAGCGTTTTGTAATGCAGCTAAATGAGCTACATCCCATTTGTCAACAAACTGTGCTCTAAAATCACCTAGTCCAGCATTTGCCCAAGTACCATGAGGAGTATCATCTCTATACTCAATAGTATCATTATAATCATGGTTATCATCTTTATATTGAATAGCCCAAATATTTGACCATTTAGAATCACTCCAAAAAGTGTCATCATCAATTTTATAACCTGTTGAATGACCATCTGAATCTTTTAAAAGTTGACAGATAATTATTTTATCGTCGAATACTACTGTCCATTGTGAAGTTGTTGCCATTTTTTCTCCTAAGTTTTAATTAAGTAAATTACTGTTAAATAAGGTTGTAGAACCGAAGGGTTTTGCGTAGTTCCAGAAAAGGTACTTGATCCAGTTCCTGAAAAAGTTGCAGACATATTATGTGAGTGTCCAGTACCTGAACCAGCACCGCCAGTGTTTGCAGGTCGTGCTGAATCACTATTTCCATAAGCAGGATATCCTGGTTGAGCTCCTTGAGGGTGACTGTGATTGGCAAGTTGTGCTGTTGATAAAGTTGCGTTAGCTGTTGAACCACCAACGGTTCCAGATATGTTAGTTGTTACATTTCCTGCAGGAGCTACTGCAACTGTATTTGCTCCACCAGTTGATGCTAAAGCTTTAGTTCCAGATTTACCCATTGCCACGTTATCTTGAAGATCTGGTACATTGAAAGTTGATGAACCATCACCACCACCATAAGTAGAGGCTATGATTGCAAATAATGCAGAGTAAGTTGATCTTGAAACTGCTTGACCATTACACTCTAAAAAACCTGTTGGCA